CCGATACGGCCAGCCATTTCATTCCAGTAGTAAGCCATGAAAGAAGGTACGCTAAAGTCGCCGTTTGAACCTTGTGACATTTGCAAAGCCAAGAAAGATTGCTCGAGGTCAAATTGACAAATTTGTGACATAGCTGAAAGCGCACAAACGTCAATGTCAACTGCATCTAAGTTGTCCGTAGGGGCAGCAAAGTTACATGTAGAAGGCGCAAGTAAGTTACCAAAAGTAACGTTTGCAAGTTTCGTTGCTGACTTAATACCTGGCAAAGTGCGGTAGTTGTCTGCGATGTCTTCAGTCAAATAAGCTTTTGAATAGAATTCATCTGGGTTAGGACATAACAACGCGTTTGTGTCTACGTCCAAGTCAAATTTAAGATTTCTCATTTTGTTGGTTTTTATTTTGTTTTTATTTGTTTACTTGTTTGATGCGCGAAAGGCTTTGAACTTGTCAAATACGCTAGACATTTTTGTGTCTTTAGCCATTTCGATTTCTTCTTCTTCACGAATTACGCCCATTTCTTCGATTTGGTTTTTCAAGTCTGCAATCATTCCGATTACTGCGTTTACTTGTTCTTCGATGATAGGCATAACAACCGCTTTGATTGCTTCGGCGTCCGTAGCTGGATCAACTGCCATTGCAGTTTCAGTTACTTCTTCTTCGATTACTTCTTCTTCGGTTACGCTTGTGTCTTCCATAGCAACTTCTTCGGTAACTTCTTCTGTTACTTCGGCCATTTCTTCTTCGACAACTGGTACTTCTTTTACTTCTACTACTTGGCCATCTTTAACCACGTAGATTTTGCCTTCTAAAAGGTGTTCTCCGTCTGGGAAATTCATATTATTTTGTTTTAAGTGTTTACTTAATTTCATACCCAGAAAGCCTTCAATAGAAAAACCGACTTGTTCGTTTTTTACTAGCGTGTTGTAATAGTCTACGTCGGTAACTTGAGCCGTTAACATTAACGTGCCTTTAGGAACTTCGATGCCGTAGGTTGTATATGCTTTGTCTTGGGTAGGGTTTTCGACTATCCACGCTTCAAGAATGTAAGCGGGAACGCCTTTGTTTTGGTCATGCTCTAAATTGAAAACGTTGCGGTTTTGCAAGTCACGCATAAACTTTACGTGTATTTGTTCGATTGTTTCCTCGTCAAATGTTACGTAGTATTCTTCTTCGTCGCGTCTGTAAATTTCCATCGGGATCATTGCGGGCGCGGTAACTCTGTATTTTAGTTCGTCGGCAAAGAAATGTTTAGCCACGTTTGAAAATGCTAAACCCTTAACTTTAATAGCGGGGTTTGAAGTGAAAGCAATTTGTTCTATGCCTAAATCTTCGCCGTCGCTATACTCGGGGTCTATTGTAATTTTGTAAACGGGTAAGTCGTTAACCATAACGATATTAAAAAAAGCCTATATTTGTTCAAAAATTATATACTATGGTTACTATTTTAAACAAAGAAATTCCTAACGAATTAAACGAGTTGACTATCCAGCAATTCGAAGACATTACAGAAATTCATGCTAACGAAAAGCTAGACCACGTCGAAAAACACTTAGAGGTTTTTAAGTACATGGGCGCACCAGAAGAAATTGAAGACGTAGACTTCGAAGACTTTAAAGAATACATTCGTCTTTTCAACACGGCAAAAGCACCCGAAGGCATTTTATTGAAACGCTTTGAAGCGGACGGGTATACATACCAAGCCTACGACGAAGAATGGAAATTGAGCGCAAAAGAAACTAAGCTAATTGAAAAGATTTTAAACAACAAACACAAAGGGTATATTTCGGAGGTGCTAGCGGTATTGTTTAAACGTACCGACCTAGGTAAAAATGAACACTACACCGACGCTCATGTAAAGTTTAAGGCAAAAATTATACGTGAACTACCCGCCGAGGTTGCCGTACCTTACCTAGTTGCCGTAGCCGAAACAATTAACAAACAAGTTCAAAGCCTTAATGAACCTACCGCATAGTTGGCACGACGTTAAGCTATATCAGTTTAAGGAACTCCGCGCGCTTAAAGATGCGGGCGGGTTCTTTAACATTCAGCTAGAAACATTGGCTATTTTAGCGGACGTAAGCACGGACGAAATAGAAGAACTAACGCTAGAGGAAATAGCCACGTTATTCAAGTCTGTAAAATGGGTGCTACATGAGCCTAAAAAGGGCTTGTCTAACGAACTATTGTTAGACGGGGAAACGTACACCTTACAACCATTCAAGAAACTAACGCTAGACGAGTTTATAGACCTTGAATACTTTCTACAAAACGACTACTTAGTACATATTTCGCATATAGTTTCCGTGTTTTGGCGGCGTACTCGCCTAGATGAGTGGCAAAACCTACAATTTGAACCCTACATTTTTAGCCCTTTCGAACGCCACGAACAATTTGACGACGTAGAAATAACAAAAGTTTACGGGATCTTAAACGAATACCTAAAATTTAGGGAAAATTTCATGCAAAAGTACACGGCTTTGTTTAATTCAGACGACGAACCAGACGACGAAAAGCTAGACCCTAAAGATTTCGACACCATAGAGGAATATAAAGACGAATTAAAGTCCCAAGAACAAAGCAAAAAAGCCCGCAAGTGGGGCTGGGAAAGTTTAATTTACGACTTGTGCGAAGGTGACTTTACAAAAATAAAGGCAGTCGGTGAACTGCCCTTAATTCTAGTTTTTAATATGCTTGCAATGCGTAAAGAAATGGGCTTACTTGAAACCCCTAAAGGCTAACGCCGCGTTAAAGTCGCCACCGATTGGTTCGAACGTGTAAATAATGCTTTTCTTGTCGCCCAAAATTCTAGCTACTTGTAAAATAGGGTAGCGCTTTGTCATCCATTCCGTATATTGTGCGTAGATTTCTGCGGTTATTCCCTCGGCGTTTAGGCGTTGGGTAAGCTTTGCGCAAAGGTCAAAGGGTAACATGTTTACAGTTCCGTTGTTTAAAAACCCGAAATAGTACATTGCTACAATTTGTATTTCTAATTCACCAAGGGCGGGTATCTTTGCGTTAATACGAATAGAGTCGTAAAGGGCCGAGGTGTCTATTAAAGCTTCTTCGGCTATAATACGGCGCAATGTCTTCGCGATCTTATTACGTGTTTTATAAAGAACGTTAAACGTCCCGTTATTCTTGTATGCCATGTTCTAAAATTGGATTGTATGGAAACTCCTCAGTAACTGCGTGTCCAGCGAATGCGTGCTTAGGGTTTTTAGGTTCGACAAGGTTAGCCCCGAAGTCGTAAAGCTCAGTTGACATAACGTCGTAGTGGTAGCCTTCTGCGTAGATAGGTTCTTCGATTACTTCCATTCCTTCCATTACGGGAGGGGTTAACATAATCAGTCCTATTTCTACAACAGCTTGCACTCCGCTTCCGTATGCTTCGTGTTTTTCTCCGTCAATACCTTCGACTTCGATTAGTATTCCTTTTGCGTAAAGGTCGGCAACTGCTGCCGCCTTGTCTGAATAAGTCAATTTAAAGATATTCATATTAAATAGTTGTAAGTTGAGCGAGTTGAGTGTTAGTTAGGCGAGTTTTCCAAAGGGCTACTGCCTTAGTTGTATATGCACCAACATTTAAACCTCCTTGATAGTCCAAATATAAATCAGCCATTGCGGTAACATTTCCGCTGTTATCTGTTCCGATTTGCACCCCATTTATATAAAGTGCAAAATCATTTTGCTTATATATTACAGCTATTTTATAAGTAGTTCCAAATGTATAAAATGAGGTTGAAGTGCTAATATTACATTGTATTGCCCCATCAAAATAAATAAATCTTATTGCCCCCGTTGGTAAAAAAGAAACATAGGCTTGTATACCACTTGTATTTCCACCACTTGCAAAAATTGAAATTGGCAAAGACTCCATACTTATTGATAATCCATTAATTTGTCCCTCCCAAAACAAAGTCCCCTCTGTTTGCCCTATAAGCGAACTAATACCAGTCTTTGAAATAACATCTGCGTTTCGTGTTACACTTGCTGAGGTTGTAGGTATGTATGAAGTAGGGTAACTTCCCGCTTCAGTTTGGAAACCATAAACTAAAGCTGATTTGGTAACTGATAAATTATAGTTTGCATATAACCTTGAAAAA